GGGCGGTTGCAGTTAGCGAATCGCCTTTTTCTTATGACGCGCAGACTTATGTTCATCAGGGTGCGAGATGGGAATGTGAGGTCACTCTGCCGCCTTTAAGCTACGCAGAGGCACGTTCGGTACAGGCTTTCATAATTGGCCTTAAAGGGCAATCTGGTACGTTTACGTTTGGACACCCCCTGCACACTTCAACTGTTACTGGAAACACTAACGCAGATGCAGCCATACGCGCAGAACAAATTAGCCTTGGTGGTAGCAGTACCGCTATTGATGCAGGCACGTACTTGCAACTTGGCGACTATCTTTATATCACCACCACAAGCAAAACTTCAGGCATTGGATTAATCGGCATACAGCCACCTTTAAGGTCTGCTGTCAGTGCTGGCACAACTGTAGACTTTACATTACCAAAAAGCTTATGGCGCATGGCAACTAATGACGTTAGCTGGTCAACAGATACAGCGTCGATGTATGGCTTTACCTTTGCATTTGTGGAGGCTCTCTAATGTCTCGCACCCTAAGCGCAGAGATGCAGGCGGTTGCAGACGCTAAAGTGGTTAGACCAATTTATCTAATTGATATGGACTTTCCTAGTGGTGCGGTGCGTATATGGAGTGGTAGTGGGTTGCTGACTTCACCTGAAGGAAACACCGTTATAAGTAACGGAGATTATACAGATGGATTGAATGATTGGACTGTTGTGCAGCTTGGCACTGGCACAGTTACAGCCGCTAACGATACGGCAATTTTAACTGCTGGCACTGGCTTTTCTAATCGCGTTTTTATACATCAAACATTTGATACGGTTGCTGGGCAACAGTACGCCGTTAAGCTGAACTTTACTGGCGTTAAGCTGAGAGTGCGTGTTAGAAACGCTCTTACTAGCGCAGACATATTGCCCCTGACTTACTATGAAGCTGGCGACAATGTGATAGTTTTTACTGCTACATCTAACCGCACTAACTTGCATTTAAGAAATCAAGTTGGCGGCGTAGCGACTATTGATAGTGCAGAAGTTTATGCAGCACAAGATTATGTTGGTGCTGGCGATTTATTGTCTATCAGTGAAATTGAAGAATCAGCCGACCTAAAAGCTAACGGCGCAAGTGTTACTTTAACTGGCATTAAAACATCTTTAGTGCAAACGGCTAGAGATGAAGATTACCAAGGCCGAAAGATGACCATCTCGCTGGGTGCTATGAATGAGACAGCAAGCGTTATTGCAACCCCTGCAATTCTGTTTACTGGATTTATGGACGTTATGACCATTAACGATGGTGGCGAATATTCAACCATAAACGTAACCTGCGAAAATAAACTGATTGCTTTCGAGCGTTCAAATAGACGCAGGAATACAGATGGCGACCAGCGTATAGACCACCCAGCAGACGAAGGCTTTAGCTTTGTCACAAGCATAGTAGAAAAAGACTTTTATTGGGGACAAATAACCCCAGCCTTTGATGGCGTTAGAAGCACTAGAGGCGGTGGCGGCGGCGGTGGTGGGCGATGATAACCGTACAACTTGAAAGTATGACTAACGTAAAAAAAGATATTAAGCCATTGCTGAATGAGCATTGGGAGTTAGTTGCGCTAAACCAAGGCAAAATCAAACTCAATCCAGACTATGAAGAATACGCTAGATTGGATGCCGCAGGTGTTCTGAAGTGCTTCACTGCAAGAAATAATGGCGCGCTGGTCGGCTATTTCATCTTGCTGATTAGCAAAAGTATCCACTACAGTGACCACTTGTTTGCTGTTAATGATGTTATTTTTGTAAAGCCTGACAGCAGGGCTGGGGCTACAGGGTATAAGTTAATAAAATACGCTGAGGATTACTGCGAAAAGATGGGCGTTTCCGTCTTAACTTTAAATACAAAAGTGCATCTTCCTTTTGATAAACTAATGGTACACATGGGCTTTAATCTAATTGAGCGCATTTACTCAAAATACTTAGGAAAATAATATGGCTTTTGCTCTGATTGCTGGCATTGCTTCTGCTGCTCCCGCTATCATAACAGGCGGTCTTGCCGCTTGGTCTTGGGGTGCGTTTGCACTTGGCGCAGGTCTATCTATGCTTTCAAGGGCTTTAATGCCTAGCATTAGTTCTAGCACTACTGGCGCGATTGATGGCGGAACCACAGCAACTAATAGAGATGCAATCACAAATAGAAAAGTGATTTACGGCGAAACTAGAGTAGGCGGCTCTATAGTTTTCATGGACACTACCAGTGGCGGCGGAAATAACGAGAACCTGCATTTGGTTATCGCTATGGCTGGACATGAGATTGAAGAATATGTAAGCGTATGGTCAGGCGATAATAAAATCTGGGGTAGCACTGACTATTCTTTTTCTAATGTTATCAAAACAACTTCAGGAAGTGCCACTGTAAGAATCACTAATTCTCCGCCTAGCTTTGGTGCTTTTAAGCCTCTTGATTATGCGTTTGTAGATGGCAATCAAATTACAATCAGCGGTGCTGATAATGTCGGCGGCTTAAATTTAAACGGCGTGCATACTATTACTGCAATTGATGACTATGACCACGACGATGAAGATGACAAGTTAGGGCATGGCAAGTGGTTTGAATTTGTTGCATCTAGTAATGCGACCTCAACTGTAGCAACAGGCGGCGGAGCTTTTGATGTTACTCAGCTAGGATATATTAGCGACTTCAATATTAACTGGGACGACCATTACGAACTTTGGTTATATGACGGAACGCAAACAGCCGCAAACAATACTTTGGCAGTGTATTCAACACACTGGAACAGTAATTGCATTTTGCTTGGGACGGCCTACATTTATGCACGCCTGAGATATGACTCTGAAGTTTTTCGTTCAGGAATGCCAAACATCTCTGCGACAATGAAAGGAAAAAAAGTTGCCAATCTTGCCGGAGCCGTTGAATGGTCTGACAACCCAGCACTATGCATTAGAGACTATATGACAGATGCCAGATACGGTCTTGGAGAGGATGCGGATACCTTTGATAGTGCTACTTTGGCAAATGCAGTTAGTGTATGTGATTCGACCGTTGCACTTGACGGTGGCGGCACAGAAAAAAGATACGTTCTAAACGGTATGTTGGACACAGGGAAAAGCAGGAAAGCCAATGTTGAAGATATGCTTACATCTATGGGCGGCAAGCTAGTTTATTCTGGCGCAAAGTATTTTATTAATCCCGCTTACTACGCTACGCCCACTGTCACAATTGACGAAACTTTACTTAATGGTGAGGTGCAGATACAGACACGCCAGAGCCGCAGACAGCTTTATAACGCTGTTAAAGGTAGCTTTATCAGTAAAGAGAAGAATTACATAGTCGCAGACTACCCTGCGCAGAAAAGCGCGACTTATGCTACTGCTGATGGTTCTGAGCTGTTTCTTGATATGGCTCTGCCCTTCGTTACTGGTAACACGCAAGCCCAAAGACTTGCAAAGATAGCAATGCTTTCATCTCGAAAAGCTACCACTGTTACCTTGCCATGCAATTTAGCCGCGTTAAAGTTCAAAGCTGGCGATAACATCATGGTTAGTAACACAAAGATGGGATGGGTATCGAAGGTCTTTGAGGTGTTAAGTTACAAGCTACGACCTAACAATGACGGCACTATTGTAGTTGAAGTAAGTGCCATTGAGACTGCTTCAGATGTTTACGATTGGGCTACAAGTGACCAGCAGAGCTTTTTAGATGCTGGTGAAGTTGCCCTTTTTACAGGTTCAACAGTTGCGCCTGCGACTAGCTTAGTTGCCAATGTGTCAACCAGTAGCTCTATAGATGGCACAATAGAAAATAACATTTTTGCCCTCTGGGTTAAATCGCCTGACCCATTTGTAACGCACTATAATGTAAGCATTACGGCTACATCTGGAACAGACACTGTAACTTATTTAACAGTAAAGCCTTATTTTAGATTGCCTAACTTACTACCGGCGACCGGCTATACAATTGATGTTCGAGCAGTGAATGAGCTTGGCTTTGAGTCGAGCAAGATTACCGCAACACGCACAACCCCAGCAGACTTTGTGCCTGATGTTCCTAGCATTTACCGCATTAGCAAGTCTGGCAGTGCAGCACCTACTAGCGGAGAGTTTACAACTGCGGCAGGTAGAAACCCTAAAAACAATGATGCGGTAATAACCACTGACACATCTGCCAGCCCAGTGCAGACACACGCATGGACATACGACCTAGCTGGCACAGCATGGACGCAAGACGATAACCTAATCAGTGGCGACCTAATTGTATCTGGCTCTATTACTGGTGATGAAATAAAGGCAGACAGCATTACAGCTAACAAGCTATCCGGTGATGTTTCTGAGTTGTTTCCTGTTTCTTCGTATTCCAATATTACGCTTGGCACTTCATCTATTAATATGCAACAGTTTGATATGCCAGCACCACAGTTAGGGATTAGCAAGAGGCAACGAGTAGACTTAATTGCTGACTACTCTTTGGTCAAAGATAACACTGGTGGCGGCACTGCAAGGTCTACAACTATCCAGCAATCCATGCAGATAGCAAGCAAGAGCGCAACAGGTGTGCAAGTAGGCGCGACTAATGGCGTTGTTACTGCTGGCTTTCCGTACACATTCAAGCAACGTATATATCTTGCAGGCAATCACTTAGCATCTTTAGATAATACAGGTGGCGTTGCTGATAACGCATCTGGCACAGGCTTCGGCAGCATCGAGGGTGTATGGTATGATAGCGCAAACGACAGGACATATTTGCTTGTTGGGCAAGCCACAACTGTATTTAGTGATGGTGAAACGCTGTTCTTCAGCCCTTATAGATTCGCAGCGGTTGGAGCATTTATTGCACCAGCTTTTTCAGACACAACAACTGTGAATATGGACGCTGACTCTACTGGCGGCAATGTAAGAATACCTATCAGCGATACTTACGGCGAAACCACTACTGTCACAAAGTTCAGAATTGTCGCTAAAGTTACAATTAATCATTCAGATGTACTACAGTTGCTAAGGGCTACAAAGGAACAATGGAGCTAGTATCGTGATACAAATAGGCTATGTGACAAACGCTGGCGAAGAAACAGTTTCTGGCGAATACCCCAATCCAGCCGAATCTAACGCAGCACTTTATGATTTACGTGATGCTTTAGCGGATAGGGACGACATACAAACATTATTTATTCAGTCTGACTTTGGTGAAGGGCTGGTTCGTTATGGGTTTATGAACCCGATTGAGGATTAACAATGACAACTTATCCATTAGTTCAGGGCGACACCGCCCCACAAATTAAAGCTACAATAACCCGCGAAGATGACGGCACAGTTGTAGACTTTGCTGGTGGCTCTGGTCGCTTGCGCTTTAGAGCTAAAGGCACAACCACTACACTGTTTACCCTTAATGCTATTGATATAGGAACAAACTTTGCCAACGGCATTGCAATATTTAACTTTGCATCTGACAGCCTGACAACACTTGCATCTGGATTCTATGAAGGTGAAATTGAAATCACTTACCAGACAGGTGCTGTAGAAACTATGTTTGATGTCCTTAACTTCCAGCTCAGAGAAGATTTTAATGGCTAAAGTAAAGGTAGACTACAAAAAGGCAATCGCAAAAATAGACTATAAAAGAGCTATAGCCGCCATTGCTACAGGTATCTTTGCCCCAGTGCGTGAGGTATCCGACAGCGTTAGCGTTAGTGATATTACCTTTCTGTCGATAGGGAAAGGCTTTACTGATACAATGTCATTATCAGATGCTGGCAGCATTAGAATGCAGAACTACTGCGATTTTAGTTATTTTGATGAAGATTATGTTGGCACTTCAACCACTTTCTAACAGGTGCAAAAATGATTGATGATAATTTAAAGGTTACAGGGCAGGTATCTCTTAGCCTATATGACCAAAACGGCAACCTGAAAGATGGTCGCAAAGTGAAAAACTTAGTCGTAAATACTGGCAGAGGATTTATTGCAAGCCGTATGATTAGCGGCGGCGCAAGCGTAATGTCTCACATGGCGTTAGGCTCCGGCTCTACTGCCCCTGCTACTGGCAATACTGCTCTGGAGTCGCTGTTAGGTGTGCGCGAGATATTGGACTCAAGCGCAAGCCCTGCATCTGGCGTTGTGCTGTATACATCATCTTTTGAGGGCGGTGACGCAACTGGTG